GCTGCTGGGCTTCCCGTCTGGTTCCACTCGTATACGTGATGAAGTATTGATGGGTTGGTTTTTGCATTAGCATCTATGTAGCTTTTTAAAACTTCTATTGTTTGTACTCCTATAGAGTGCATTAATTGCTGCTTTCCCATCTGAATACCGTCCAAAAATCCAGCAGAGTAATCCATTATGTTTTTCATATCTTTTGCAAACTGTCTTCCATCAAAGCGAACTCTCATAGGTCTACCGCCTGATTCTCGGACCTGCGTACAACAACCTTGTAATATTCTGGAGACCCAAAAGGTCCCACAAAAGGCTCAACAGTAGCAACCTCAAATAAGGTTGACTTGCCAGCTCTTGGGCCAGAGGTTTCTAGGTAAACCTCATTAAGATTTCTATCTTTAATATTTGTCACAATTATATTGGTAATTGAGTTTTTATTTTCTGTACTAGAAAAACGAATATCTGATTTTACACGGCCTAGCATAACACTATCCTGTGTAATATTAGCATTTGGCTTTACGTCTTCTTTCCAGGCTGTTCCAGCTGAATTAAAGTTACAAGCAATTGTCTTGTCATGTATCCAAGTTTTTTGAACATTTCCGTACGCTCCTTGATCTACAATTGGATAGTAAATATCTGCAAGCATTGGAAATATAAAAGAGGTCTCTTCGCAGGTAGCCATTATAGCACCCCAAGTCTAGTAATAGATTTAGCATACTTTGACAGTATCTTATCTACAACAATGTTTCCTGTTCCCTCAAACATTCTCTTGTCAAACTGAAGCCTAAACTGGTCAGTATTGTAAGACGTAATGTACCTCTGGTAGTAATCAATTCTTCCACACTTGATATCATCAATTAGCAAAGTCGCAGCTCTTGCAATATCTGATGGAACAGCTGGGTATCCTGATTCTAAAATAAACTTGTAGTCGTATCCGTTAGGGAATCCTTTAAGTGGTGGTAGGTTTGCGTCAACAATATCAGAGCTTGCAAGTGGAATAATTAGAGGGGCCTGCTCGTTTCTATTTACTCCGTCAACAACTGTTTCTGTAATTGCTGTTTTGTCTTGTGTTATTTCAAATGTGCGGTCTGTTACCAAAACGTTATTTTCGTATACCGCCAAAATCTTTTTTGCATCCATCCACAATGGGATATAGTCTGCCCCTAGGCCTACAGTATCTAAGACCTTCTTTTTGTAGTAAAAACCTTCTGGAATTACTGAGTCAATAACCGCTCTAGCAATTTCTTCAAACCTAGTGTATTCTGCAATTTGTGAGGCAGTCTCACCCAATGTTGATGGATTAACATATGGCCTTACAATGCTAAAAACATCATCAAATAAGGTCTCTGTGTCTTCTAAGTCTACTGTAATAATAACCTGATAGTCTGTATCATACTTTGAGTTTAATGGGTACTGAATAGTATCCCCAGACATTGCTAAATAAGAAAAGGTATCTTGAACTGAAAGGTCGGCCAAATCAATTACGGTTACTGTTATGTCTGAATCCAGAGTAACTATGCTTGGAATTTCAAAACTAATCGTAAGGTTAGAGTATGGCTGAGCTCTCAGGATTTCCATTACTTACCAAATTCCCTGGCAACTTCTTCTGGGGTTGCAATTCGAACATGGTTACGCTCTAGCCACTTTTTAGAATTTCCCTTAGTTACAATATTGTAACCTTTTAAAACTTTTCCTACACCTGGCCAAGAAACATTCTTTGTAGAATGAATGGCTACCGTCTCTTTTTCATCGGTTTCTGGGGTGTTGCCAGTATCTGTTTTTCTTATTGAATTAGAGCCAATTACATCATTGCTGTCAGAAACAACTGATACATTTTTATTGGCTACTGGATCAGCAGAAGTAACGACATTATTTTCTTGCATTTAATAGCCTCCTAGGCTTATATTATAACAGATATTAAAAGAGGGCAGGAGCCGAAACTCCTGCCCCCTCTAAAGGTTAGCTAAGACTTAGGAGTCTGAGCCATCTGCGTCAGCGAACGCAATGGCGTCCTCTTCCTCCCACTGAATACCGAAACGTACGAATACGGTGTACTCAATGGTGTCCTTCTTTGGTACGTACTGACGGTTTACAGTGATGTCTCTCTGGAAACCCCATACACGGTTCTGAGGGAATGTAAGGTCTACATAACCTGCAGGGTAGTAAGGAACTTCCTGAACATCAATGCCTAGAACACGAGTTGTACGTGCTCCACCGAATGTCTGGCCCTGTCCATCAAGGTAAGCCTGGGTGTTAGCCTGGGTGTTACCGTTCTTTCCAAGTGCCTCAGCAATTGCATCTGACAAGGTTCCGTTATTCTTAACGATTCCCTGGAATGCATCTGTACCAGCGTAGAACTTAAGGTTTGCCTTAAGTGCACGGTACTTACGTGGCAATGCAGTAATAATCTTCTGCATAACCTCTGGTGTCCATGCGTTGTCAGCTACTGTTACAACAGCTTCGTGTGCATCTCCATTGGTCTTGACCTTGTTAACAAATCCATTCATAATAGATGTGAATGGGTTGCTTCCAGTGCCAGTACCGTTGATTGCTAGATCCTCAATGTCATTCGCAAAAGCGTTTGTCATCAAACGAACTAGGTGATCTTCAAGAGCACCACCTTCAACGTTGTCTTCTAGTGCTTCAGATGAAACTTCCCAGTCCAGACGAATCTTCTTTGTAGTAAGTTCGACCTTTGAGAATGTTGCACCTGTGTTTGTGTACTCTGCGTTAGCCTGGGCTGCTGCACGAATAACACGCTCTCCTACGTTAACTTTCTCAAGTTCCATAGAGTTAGCTCTCATCGTTACACGACGACCATCCTTGGCGAGAACTGTAGCATCCCATACGTAGTCAATAAAACGACGTGCCTGTTCAGGGCGTAGGATACCACTTGCCGCATCACCCGAAGGATTTACGGCGTTTGGACCAGTTGTTAGACCAAGTTCGGCAGTTGGAATGTTACCTAGTGTATTAGGACCAGGGTTGCTCACATTTCCAACACCTCCAGACGCAAATGCACCTTCGCCATTAACTTCGTTAGCACCAGCACCTGGGTAGTTTTTAATAATCTCTTCCGACATAATTGTCACCTCCTAGTGATTTTGTTTATCTAAATAGATCGGCAGTTTTGAGGAAACGTCCGCCCCATAGGGATTTCTCAATCTGTTCTGATTGAGCTTCCTGTACGATCTCGCCTAGATCGCCAGACTTGCGGAAAGCGGTGTCAGCCTCAACAGCGTCCACTCTCTTTCCAAACTCGTTAAACTGTCCCTTGGCTTCTGTTACCTCTGTTTTTACAGAATCAATTGACTTGCTTAGTGCAGATACCTGCTCGTGTAGAGCTTTTACGGTATTTGCTAGATCGCTAAAGGCTGATGTTAGAGTACCCTGAATCTCAGTAACTGCATCTACAATTACCTGATTCGACTTAGATACCTCATCTACCTCAGATGCAGCTGCAGCCTTCATCTCGTCTTCAGACTTCATTTCGTCTTCTGACTTGGTTTCGTCTTCATCTTCCATCTTCTCTTCATCCACAGATTTCTCTTTGTCCTCAGAGTAAGACTTCTCTACTGCATCTTCGGTTGGGGCATCTGCCTCTGGAGCGACCTGTGACTCTTCTACTACCTCATCAGACTTCTCAACGATGTCTGCTGTGATTGTTTCTTCATTCATAGGACTTGCCTCCTTCTTAATCTCAATTGTATTAATGCCTTTAGCACTATCAACTAAGAACTTTATCATATCTGTTTTTTCGTTATCGTTCTTTTCAACGAAACCTATATTTTGCATTGGAGCATTTGATGTAGGGCTTACCTCAGAATCATTTTCTGACAACATGACTATGCCAGACTCTGCATCCCAGAAAACATTTTCAATGGGGGTATCTAAGCTTTCGCCCTTAATCATATCTACTCCGTCAACTTTTTCGACAGACAATACATTCGCAAACTGATTTGCTGGATTATCTACTAGAGACAATTCTACCAGATCATAGTCTTTAATAATGCGAATTTTTGAATCAATTTTTTCATCATATCCGTCATCCCATTTGTTCATCTTTCCACCGATAGAAAAGCCAGACAGAGTTCCGTCTAGAACTTTCTCCCAAGTGTTCTGTGCACCCTTTGAGATGTATGTTGAAACATAGACTCCAGAATAAAACTTTTTAGCTTCTGGATCAAAATATTTATCTTCTTTAAAAGAAATCATTTTTCCAACTGCTGTTGGCTGATGCATTTCTCTTATGTTCCCACGAAATTTAGCAAAAGCCTTTAGGCTTGCATCTGTGGTGACTATGTCAGCTTGCTTGTCTACGTTATCAAGTGTAGCAAATCCAGAGACAACACGTCTCTCCTTATCCACTTTAGTGAACGGCATTGATAGGCGAACGTTGTCGCCCTCTGTGTCCCAATGGGCCTTTTGCATAGTCATGTTATCTCAATTATAAGGGCTTTTTACAAAAAAGTTACAAAAATGTTACTAATTTGAAGACCTGCCCTCGCCTGCTGGATTTCTTCCAGATATTGTGGCGGGGCTATCTGAAGAGTTATTTGCTCTTTCAGAGTCTCTTGATCTATTCTGAGAAGTATTAGCTCTTGTATCGGCAGAC